GTATTGAAGATAAGGTATTGTGTGTTAATATGCAATGGTCAGTAGCGTATAAATGGTCATGAGAATCAATTAAAATACATTGTGCCTCTTTTTTCCCAACATATTTTATTTCTAAAATCGCTCTATTTGGTGGATATTTTGTTGGTGCAACAAATGTTTCAATTTTTCTTTTTAATTTGAAGGGTATAAAATTGGATGGTAATTTAATATGTAATCTCCAATACATCCTTTTCTCACCATTATATTTAATCCACTTTTCATGAAGTCTACCAATACCGCCTAATGATTGTACAATAAATTGTACATCTTCAATTAACTGTCTTGATGCTAATGTTAATTCAACAATTCCATCCCTACGTGAATGTCCGTCTGTATCTAAAATGCCTTGTAACAAATCTAATCTTTGTTCGATTGAGGCAAACTTAAAGATATTTGGGATGAATTTAGAATGTGAGCCACATCCCTTCAAATTATAAAATTTTAGTGCTTGATTTATGTAATTATTTTTCCCGTCAGCAGTTAAATAATAATCCTTCTCTGATTTTCCATTAATCACCATATTATGATTAGCTGGGAGTCTTATGGCAATTTCATCAATTATTTCTTTATCGAGAGAAGAAAATCCAATACCATCCCTAACAGTAATACCGCCATCACCCAATAAACACCCTAATACATATGGGTCGATTTTTAAATCCCTTTCTTCAAATTCAACAGGCTTTATTATTGGAATATACCATTTATTATTGCCATTATCAAATTTCAAACCCCCATCCATAATTTCACGAAGAGTTTTTGTCATAAAAGGATTTTTACGCCAATTACGAACATATGTATTCACATTCCAAAGATGTTCATCACAGCATTCTACCGATGTTCCATCACTAAAACAAACCTCGTAAATATCTTTAACTCCTTGTGGATATACGCCCAAAACCTTTTTCGGCTTACCATCACTACCAATTACAAAATCATTCACTTTAACATCGCCCATTCTAATCCAACCATTTGATGTGAGTAATTTAGAGTCGAGAGGTTCTGCTTTACCCAATCCCATTTCATGTGAAATTAACGTACTTTTTGTGACATTCATGAACATAGCTGCCACAATTTGGTGCGGATATAACTTTATACCCTCATTAAGCAGTGCGTGTAACTTATCGGAATATTGTACGTAGCTTTCTTCAAGTTCTTTTTTATATTGTACCCAATGCTCCTTTTTAACATTCAAGTCAGCAATGAATTTACGTTTTTCTGCTTCAGCAATTTCAATTTTTTTGATTTGTGCAATAAAAACTTTACGGCTATCTTCAGTGCCAAAGTCAAAATGTATTTTGTTCGAACCTTTGTATTGTTTAATTAATGCGAATAATGATGGCGTAGTAATTTCCCATGCCCTAACCAATCCGCTCCATTTACGAGTTTCTTCCGGTAAAGCTTTAATCCTCTCAACCAACTGATTGTTAATTGGGAAACTTACATAATATGCCAATCTCTTCGAGATTCTTTCACAGCGCACAACAAAAACTGGCTGTTGCACACGTGGAAAATCATTTTCAGCCATATCCACCAAGTGTAACTTCTCTGTCTAATTCCTGACCACAAATATCACAAACCGTGATTTTTATAAACTGCTCTCTGTCATAATAACTTCCACCGACATAATCATCTTTCCGGCTTTTTTTACTATGAGTACAAATTTTTGGAAGTTCTTCCAAACATCGCTCAATTTCGACTGCAACCTTATCTCTTTTTCTGTATAGGGGAGTTAATTGAATTTCTATCTCCAATTCACTTTTTTTCTGTCTTAATCGCTCAATTTTTCTTAAAAGAACCAATGCTTGACCGTTTTCCTGTTCAATAAGCTTCATATCTTTGCTGTTTATTCATGCAAAAGTATGTGAAATAATCTAAAATGTCAATGATTTTTCAGAAATAGCATATTTTAATCTTGAGTTTGTACTTCTCGGCTAAGTCAATCATGTGCTTCGTCCCTTTGCTTTCCCCATCCCAAAAAGCTATTAGTGCATTCGCATATTTTGCCATTTCTTCATTGCGAATGAAACCCGCAGCTTTTCCATGCATGTCCCAATTTGCTGGAAACCTTGCTATTTTATGTCCATGTTCTTGTGCATACTTTTCACCAAGCTTATCAGCACCCATAGCAGTGCCACTCACAATCTCAATTTCTTTTTGATTTTGTAGCATATAATCACAAACAGAGCAAAGTCTGTCGTAATCCTTGAAGGTTCTACCCCCTGCTATAATAACACGAAACATTGCATAAGAATATTATGCAAATATAGTAAAAATTTTGGATTTACAGTGGTTTACCACAATTTTATTTATTAGAAAATCAAATTTAAAGTATTTATCGTAAAAATATTATGAAATCTGGAATTTATTTAATTGGAAATATTATTAACGATAAAAAATACATTGGAAGTGCAAAGAATATCAATAAAAGATGGTATCAGCATAAATATGCTCTTAATAATAACACTCACGATAATTCATGTTTACAAAATGCATGGAATAAATATGGTGAAAATAATTTCAAATTTACTATAATTGAAGAAGTAGTACCAGAAAATTTACTTCAACGTGAACAATACTATATTAATCTATATCAAGCGTGTGATAAAAAACATGGGTATAACTTATTACCAACAGCAGGAAATTCATTGGGGTTTAAATTTTCAAAAGAAAGCAAATATAAAATGAGTATTGCTAAAAAGAATAAGCCATCGTCAAGAAAAAACTATGTTATGTCTGAAGAAACCAAAAGAAAAATTAGTAAAGCGAATGAAATTAGTCAACTTGGAAGAAAACATAGCGAAGAAACCAAAGAAAAAATGAGAAAACCACATGGTGCTATGTCAGATATAACAAAGAAAAAAATAAGTGATTGGAGATTAGGACTTGTTCCTTCGGAAAAGAATGGTCAAATGATGATAAAAAAAGAAAAGGTTGTAAAGAAAAAAATTAAAAATAATATAAATAAAAATAGGGGTGAGAATAATGGAATGTCAATTACTACTGAAAATGAAGTTATTGCAATACGAAACGATTTTAAAACTGGTGCTTCTATTTCCGATTTACAAATAAAATACAATAGAAATTATATGTTTATATATAAAATAGTTAAAAGATTACGATGGAATTGGTTAGATGAGAGTCGTCTTAGTAATTGAATCAGATATAATTATATTAATCTGACCATTAACGGGTAGTTTTATTTTTCCACATCCACCCTCATTTTCTGATGGAATGAAATCAATGACAAATTCACCCAAATATCTTCCAGCAATCTTAGTGTCTTTCAATTTAAATCTATAAACAAGAGTATATTTAACTTCATCGGGATAATCTGGTCTATCAGTATTAATAACAAGACTTGCGGGAACATTGGCAATACGATATAATCCAGTATCCGCATCCATCATTGAAAATGTTACTGCAACGTTTTCTAACATTACATCCGAAATATCATATTTCTCCCTTACCCTTTGAATGAGAGGATATTTCAATTCAGGAAGAGTACTATCCTTTTTGATGAAAAAATTATTAATATTGAATGTTGAATAATCCATTAACCAATTTCTCCGTTTTCTTTCTTTATTTGTAATGTTAATTCTTCCCTGTTACCGCCAATTGCCTTAACTCTTTCTTTTATTGTAACAGCAACACCATCACCAATTAAACCAAGCGTAACCGCATCAATATAACCAAATTCATGCCCACTAATTTCATTATAAAACCTGAAAAATACATATGAACATAAAATAGTTGTCAAATATCTGCGCCAATTATCCTTGAACCAAAATTTCCAACTCCATTTTTTCGGTGTGTTCGGACTTGTAATGTCACGACCAGTTACCTCAGTTAATCCATAAATTAAATAACCAATTACAAAGAACCAACCATATGTAAATAATTGAATCCAAGTAAAATCCCCAAATATTATTTTCAAAAATTCATCCATAGCTTATCGTTTATTATAAATACGTTATCTGGTGAATTTACCACCAATTTTATGTTTTGTTGGAATTAATTTACTAACCTGACTGTAATCGAAATCAAAATTGCGATTTAAATGCATTTTATATGATTCATCACCCGACTTAATAAATACCTGTTCAATCAATGGTTGATAATTGAGGTCGTCAATAATAATTGCAGTACCATCTTCCAAATAAATGGTTTTACCAATCATCATTTCCCTTAATAAAATTTCAATGAAATTAGTTTCAGTTCTATTTGTTGGGTTATTATTTACATTATTTGCCATAATTAAAATCCATTATTGTATTTGTCATAAATACCACACACGAGAACTTTACTCAATTCAGCTTTAAATTCACTCCAAGTCCCTTTGAGCAGCGTATAATTATTTTCTTCCAAACCTTGTCCCGTAAAACCATGTGTTGACATTAAATAATCCATTATACCGTCATTATTATCGTTATAGTCTTTACCTAAACGACCCAATTCAGTATATTGATATACAAGATTTTCACACGTATCAAAAAGGTCTTCTGCATCAGCAAAACTAAGATATTGTGCAACAATTATTTTCACATAAAACCATCTTTGTTTACAAGTTTCTACAACATGACCATGATGAATATGCCATGATTGTAAAATATATGCTTGAGCTTGTGCCAACGACCAACCTTTTGTCATCATTAAATGGATAACCATTGCTGTTGGGTCTGTGTATGCATAATATTTAATAGCTAAATCTTTTTCAGTGTTAGTCAATCCACTCCATTTTTTAATATCAACAATATCACGAATTTCAAACTTAACAACAAGATAGTCGTTAGCGATATTAATCCCAAAATCATCCCAATGTTGAATTGATGTAATATCGGCATATCCGCTTGGAATTGTTTGACCTGACAATATGATTTTAAATGGCTCGTTACCATTTAAATCTGAAACATTCCAAGAAGCTAAATCAATACCGACTGTCTGACCACTAATTTGATATGCAAGTATTTTTTTCTTTGTGTCCATATTAGCCTATTTTTTTTGCTCTTATACTACCGTAATATATTGTACTTGTACCCGCTTGTGACCAATAATAAATGTCAAAACAATGTAATCCCGATGTTAGTTCAACATCTCTCATCATCATCGGTGTTGCATGTGCAGTACCATGTTGTATTATATCTATACCTTGTGTAACACCATCAATTTTAAATGAAACTAATGAACACCTATTTATTGCCGAATTTTTTATTGCAGTATCAAAATCAACCTGATATCTTCCCTCAGTAAAAGTATTTGCAGTGTATCTTAAATACAATTGACATGTGGTTTGTGTTGTCGATGCAGGTGTAAAACATTCAAAATAATGATAATTTGAAGTACCACCAGTTAATAAAGAAGCTTTAACTTCTTTAGTTGTTGGATTCCAGTATAGCGTATAATCACTTGTACTACCTGAAGCTGGCTGTGTTTGAATATATAATTTTGAACCAAAATATGTATTTCCGCTCACATTTAATGTTGATGCAGCACTAACAGCACCAAGAGAACATATTGCGCCACTTCTTATACAAGTATCGGCACATACAATTGGTGAATGCAACCAAACGCCACCGCAAATACTTGAACCAGATACTAATCCACCTGCAATTAAGTTTGCTGTGGTACTTAAACTACCCGTCATTGTATCGCCACCCACATTAACAAACGATGCAGGTGCTGTTGTTCCAGTATATATGTTTAAAAGCGATTTTGACACATATGTTTCAGGTACTGTAACTCCACTATAACTATCAAAAATTAAATGTGTAACATAGTCATCCATTGTGGGCGGGGGTAACGTTTCCTGAACATATTCTTCAATATTTTCCTGAGAATTAAACACAATACTACTACCACTTTCTCTATACAAATAAAGTGGTTGTGTCTCAGGGATTAAAATATCATAATAAAGTTCCCCCGTATTTGGTGGTAAAGGGGCGAATGAATTATCGCCCCTACATATCACCGTATTATTTAGTGTCGTACAATATAAGTAATACTGTGCTGCCATTCTTATTTATTATGTCAATTTATTTATTGTTAAATAGACTGAACCACTAACCAAATTCACAGTTCCAGTATTACCAATTCTGAACGCTGCTAAGTCTAATTTATCGCCAGCAGCAAACGTTAATACCACAGGTGGTAATGACAATTCACCACTTGTGTTTGGTCCTACAATCATAGCTGCTGTTGCTGTTATTGGAAGAGTAGCTGCGTTATTTTTTATTAAATAACCACCCACACTGTGTGTTTGATTCGCAGCACTATTTTTTAATGTCACATGATATTGAATTTCATACGTACCTGCCAAATCAATCCAAACACTTGAACCACCTGTCCACGTATAAATATCTGTTTCATATGGGTCGGCACTGTGCCATATTATTGATGTTGCAGCAACTGTATTCACATTAGAAGTACCTGTTGAAACTAACTGGATTTTCTTGTCTTTGTTCTTTGTAGAAGCTGTATAGCCAGTGAATATTGCAGTATCTAATTTACTATTGATTTCACTTGCAGTGGTAGCACTATAACTTGCAAATACTGATGTATCAAGCTTCAAATCAGTCTGACCGCTCAAATAAGTTATATCGCTTTCAATTCCTTGGAGTCTGGTTTCAGTTGCACCAGTATATGATACAAACACCGAAGTATTAAGTTTTAAGTCTGTTTGACCACTTAAATAAACAATATTATCCTCAATATCCTGTAATCTACCTTCAGTAATACCAGTATAACTTGCAAAATCAGATATTGCCAACTTAGTATCTGTTTGACCCGACAAATAATCAATATCATTATTAATATTTGTTAATGCCGTGCCTAAAGTACCACTATTAATATCGACATTGAATGTTCCACCTGACCACACTAACGAATTACCGTCAAGTACACTACCATCAACATAAATTGTACTACCCGTAATTCCAATACCATGTCCAGCACTATAATGTGGACTTGCAAACAATGTGAAAGTAAGCGAAGTGACATCAATTGTAATTGGATTTGGTGTAACAAGTACCCAAAGTGAATTATGATTTGTATTACCAGTTAATACGGGTATAATGTTACCACTCGATACTTCACCACCCAGATTTCCATCAAAATCTGCAGCACGTGTCCATGTGCTTGCTGAAGCAATATAAATACCATTTTCTGTGGCATCTGTTTGGTTTTTAACCAAAACTCTCATACCATCAGTGGTTGTTATGCCATCAATAGTTTCAACACCACTAAGGTCAAGGTTTTGACCAACAGTTGTTGCAACAGTAACGGCTGCTTTTGGTATTAAACCACCAGCAATCGCATCCGCATATCTTTTAGTAATAAGCGATTCTTCAGTAAATGATGCACTATAATCTGCAGCATATTGTAAACCAACCGGAACTGCCCTGCTATCAGTAATTCTCAGTAATGTTTCGCTAACTTCAATCTTTGTTCTTTCAGCACCGAGATTTGTATTGCCAACTAATGATATCGTACCAGCATCACTTTCGATATTAATACCACTACCACCATCAGTGTCAATAATGCTTATACCGTCAACCGCCTGTAATGTAATGTCTTGAGTGTTTACAGTTAAACCATAGCTTAAACCACTAATTGTCGTATCTTCAGTTAATACACCACCAAGTTTAACATCCTTACTTCCAGACTTACTTAAACCATTAGTTGCTCCGGTAATATTAATGAGACTTTCATTATATAATTCAGTAACATCGTCTTCGAGATTACCAATTCTTATTTCAGTTGCACCAGTATAACTTGTGAATACAGATGTGTCAAGTTTTAAATCGGTTTGACCCGACAAATAAATAATATCATTTTCAATACCTTGCAGTCTTGTTTCAGTTGCACCAGTATAACTTGTGAATATTGATGTATCGAGTTTTGTTGCCGTTTCTGCAGTCATACCAGTCAACACCTGCCATAAATCATCTTGGTCTGAAAGTGTTCCTGTAATATTACCCCAAACGGCTGCAGAACTTGTTTGTCCACTAATAATTAAATTATCACCATCACCAAGTATTGATATGCCACCAGTACCACTAATTGATTTAAGTGTTACATTTCTTCCTGAAGTACCGCCTATTGTTGTACCTGTACCCAAATTGGTAAGTCCAGTGAGTGCAGCATTAAGAATTGGCTGTGTTGCACCAGTATATGCATTAAATGATGAAGTGTCAAGCTTAGTATTTGTTACACCAGAAATATAATCAATTTCACCATAAACTTCTTGAAATTCCTGTGCAGTGTCTGCTGTAAATCCAGTAAATACTGTGATATCAAGCTTATTATCAGTTGCACCCGACAATAATTGCAAGTCTGCCCATAAATCAGTTTGATTTGAAACAGTTCCACTAATATCACCCCAATTTACAGTACTACCAGTAGGTGTTGTTGATTTAATTGTTATTGTGTTTCCATCGGTGAAAACTTGTGTACCGCCACTACCAACAAACGTGTATGTAGTAAGACCAGTTATTTCTGGTATTGAAAATCCACTATCTTCAATATTACCTTCTGCTGTAAATATTGGCACATTGCCTGTTGCTCCTGTAACCGTATCAATTTTACCTGCAGTCATACCAGTAACCTCACCATAAGTTATATAATCACTATAACCGGGTGCAGGTGCTGTTGCCTGTTCATATGCTAAAATATTTGCATCGGTATTTGGAATTACACTTGTTGGTGTAACTGCATTATCAACTCTCCACAAATAGAGCGGTTGTATCTCAGGAATTACGAAATCAGTATAATATGATGCTTCGTTTGCTCCCGGATTGTTTGTTGCACTTTCCCTTACAATTGTTGATGTATAAGTTGTGCCTGTGCTGTAAATTAAGTATCTAAATGCCATTTTGTTTTAATTTTCTATTTTATATCATTTTATGTATTTTTATCCATATTCCATTTCCAACCGTATATACCGCACCCGCAGTTCCAATTCTAAATGCCATTAATTCAATATAATCACCATTTGACAATAATTCCAGATATTCTGGCATTATATTAGTACTCGAATCGTTTGTATTGTTCAAATTAGTCGAAGTACTGCTCATCGGTGTTATGTCAATATTTCCATTTTTTCTAATAACACTACCAATATTTTTTGCACTGCCAGTGTCATTATTTACATTTAAAACATACGAAATTCCGTATAAACCAGTTTCTTTTATATAAATACGAGAACCACCCGTAAAACTTAAACTTGTTCCAGTAGTTCCTGTTGTCCATTGAATTGCTGTTGCCACAACATTATTGACATTAACACCACCAATAGTATCTCTCAATACCATTGTTTTAGGTAATGCAACACTAATTGTCGTACCGCTTATATTTATGCCATACCCCGCAGTTAAAACGTCTTGCTTACTTTGAATTAAAAGTAATGTTTGTCCACTATAAGCATTAAATGCAGATTTACTTAAATATGTACTTGGTAGTGTTGTACCAGTAAATGTACTAAAAGTAGCTTTAGTCAGATAAGTATTTGGTGCAGTTGTACCAGTATAAAGATTGAACGAAACTTTTGATGCAAATTGATTTGGTGCGGTGTTTCCCGTATAATCAGCAAATGCCGATAAATTTACTTTTGTTGCTAAATCACTTAGATATGCAATAGTACCGTTTGAATTCTGAATTGTTAATTTTCTGAAAGTAGTTGAACTAATCCCGGAAGTAACGAACATTACACCCTTTGTGGTGTCTACACTATCATAAATCTGAAAATTATCTGATTTAAAAAAGTCAGGAGTATCACCCAAAAATCTCCACGCAGTACCTGTTGAAAAATAAAATCCCGATGGTTTCCTGTTTAGAACATATGAGCCACTACCTTGCCTCACCACATATATTTGACCAGCATATGCACTTGCAAGCGGTAATTCAGAATATAAATTAACTTGTGGATATGTTGAGCCACTTGTGGGTGTACCACCACTCCCACTGAAATCTCCATTGAAAAGATATATGTTGCCAGTTAATAAATCTACTGTAAAAGTCGCCATTAAATATACTTTTTAATAAATACTAAAAGGATGTAATTTAGTGATGGATAGCCAATCAAATATTTATAAAATAAAAAAAGGAAGTGAAAACTTCCTTTATGGAGCATATGTGTATGAATATCTATCATCCCAAACCCACTTAAATTCCTGATTTCCGTCATGTTTTGGGTCTGGTTGTGGGAAACCAAAATGCCAGACTGTGCCAACCTTCCAAATCCTTTTTATTCTCCACGTTGGCTTGCTCTGGTCAGCACGATTCCACGAGATGCCAATATAATATTCTGTCGATGTCAATTCATCAACAAGCATTACTGCATCTTTATTGCGTTCCTGTACGTTATATTCCGGTAATACATGTAATCCACCACTCATATTTTCATCAATTTATTAATAAATACTTAATATTTAAGTATAAAGTAATTGATAGCATGAATATCTTTTACTGGTACTGCTTGAGCTAACTAAAGCATTTTTCATCCAATACATCTTATTTTTTGAATCCCAAGGAGTACTACTACCAGTTCCAGTATAGTCAGTACCAGCAACGAGATTATTAACTTGCTCTTCCGTCAAATCCCAAGGACTTCCACTCCAACTACCGAGACTACCAAGTGTTTCACTCACGCCCACAACGGTATCACCAATAGAATACCAATAAAATGTAAGATATGAACCAGTAAAATTTTTTCTGTTTATAAACAAATAACAAGCAAAGCTATCTGCTCCATATAAATTTGGGTTGCCATATACTGAAAAATAATACATGCAATTATAATTTAATGTCACCCCAGATAAATTGCCTTGTAATTTAGCATTATTCAGGAACATATAATATCCACGTTTTGATAAATCAAAATCCACATCAATACAACTGCAAATATTTGTATTTGAGATACACATCCAATACGGGCACGTGTGCTTTAGTCTTCCAGACAATGCAGTACAATTTAAATACAAATATGCCATATTATTAACATTCCAATTACTTGTATCTCCAGATAATTTACAATTATATTGTAAATTAAGAGTGGTAATATTTGTCGTTCCAGTAAATTTATTTGTAATGTCCTGACACATATTTGAACAATACATCTCTAAATTCGTAATTTGATTTAAATTCAACTGATTTAAATCAGAATAGACATTAGTTCTATACGTATTAAACACTCTAAGTTGACTACCTACCGTGAGATTGTTAAAACTACCTGTTATTCCAGAAAGAAAGCATAAATATAGTGAAGATAATGATTGGGTATTAAATGTTTTTGAAGTAATATCCAAATAGACATTTGGATGGGAACTAATTGATAACGTACTCACTGAATTTGGATAGGTGAAATCAGCAATGTTTCCCGATAAACAAGCACAATCCAAATAAATATTATTTATTGTGGTGCTACTAAATTTAATATTAGCGAGATTTCCCGTATATCTACCACCCCTCAACTGCACACCTGTATATCCAGTTGTAAATAAAAAGTTTTCAAGATTACCACATAAATTGGTAGCGTTTAATACTATACATCTCATTGTGCTTGAAGGAAAATTATATGTGGTTATATCTCCAGATAGTGCCGGAATGCATGTTAAGTTTATTCCATATAATTGAGTGTGTGAGTAATCTGTAGGTATACTTGTAATACCACGAGTATATGATAAGTTCAAACATCGAAAAGTACTTGGTATTCCTGAAGTAAATAAATCGCCACAAATGTTTGCCGTAGTATATCCCTGATTTTGAATGCTAAAATTGAGCATATTGGTATTGCTAATGTCCCAATTGCTGATATTACCATTTACACAACAAGTTGTTATGTCAAAACACACCATATTATCATTAAACGTCCATCCACTAAAATTTCCTTTAACATTGGATACTGGTATGTACCAATACATATTGCACATATTGCTTATATCAATAGTATCCGCACACATAGATACACCATTCACAAATTGTAGCCAACTACACACATGATTCGGATTATTGTTTACCAAACAATTAAGATTGACAGCTAAACCAGAAGGTGTGTTGTAAATACATGTTTGAACAACTGAATTCGTTGTTATATTATGTAGATTACCTGTGAGATTCATAGTACAGCATATTTTCCAACACTGAACATTCTCAAGACCACTTACTGTTCCAATGTTTCCTTGTATGCATTTATCAAATATCGGGAAATTGGTGAGTGTTTCTGGAAAATGAGCATTGGATATGTTTTGATTAAATGCTGTTTCTCTATTAAAACAAAAGCTTTTTATGTTTGGAAACTGATTTACATAACAAACCAAATTACCGCCAAAACATCCATTTGTTAATGATTGTGTTGCACACACGCATGTTACTCTATTAAGTGCGCCACAAAAATATATGTTTTTACAGCTACTTTCGGATGTACCATCAAATGATGAATATAAAAAACTTCCACTTGTAGCAGTAGTCTTCAGCACAGCAGTTGGCGTTTGATAATATACACTAACCGGATTATTCGCATCCAGTCCGGTTGAATATACGCTAAGTTGAATCCCCCCCGTTGTGTTGGTTTTTAAATATGTTTCAACAATCTGGGATTTGAATATATTATCGTCATTCTTTATTATATAATTATCATTTCTGAGCATATTTTAATTAATAAACAAAACCTTCAATTAATACGTTTGCACACAATGCAACTGATGCAGCAGTTTGCACTCTTAAATACACAGCATTACCGCAGCATGAGCCGTCACAGCACACTGCATTTGATTGAACGGGAGCGATTTTATATACTTCACGTAATAGCACATCATCAATGGTACAATTAGCGAAAATGTTATTATATGACAACGAAGCATTTGTACAACTATTGTTACCGATACTAACAGTAAAGCTACCCGGTGTGGCATTATTCAACATAATAAGCTTTGCACTATTAATTAAAACATTTTTTCCTGCAGGTATTGTAAATAGACAATTATTACCAACAGTACATAACTGAACATTCTGTACAAAAATTTTATTTGGAATTGTAACACAACATCCGATATCTGTTTGAAATATAGTTTGAGTCGGATATGCAAATTTTTGTCCCGGATATGATAATTCACCAATTGTTGAAACCCATTCGTCAATGACTTTGATTTCACATACTTTATTGGTATAATCACCAATCCAAGTATGACCACTCGATAATGGTCTATAATACGATTCTTTACTCCAATAATCACCACTCTGGTGATATCTTAAATAAGCATCTTCAAGACTTAAATTAACGCTAATTGGTGTTGCACTAATATCACAAAAATTATCAAAAGTATAATTGAAACAAGTACCACTCGCTGCAGGTTTTACCCATTGATTATTCTTTAAATTTGATGGTTCTGATGATACTTTACATACTGTACCCAAAAATCCACCACCAGTATTTCCTGTAATCCAATTAATATCAGGTATTGAACGAATATTATAACCTGCACTATAATCTGCAGCATAACGAAGATGATAATTTGATGCACCACCAGTAAACACAGTGTTTTGTGTTAATGTTCCACCAAGACAAACACGTTCACCATCATCAGTTAAACCATTTGTTGAACCAGTTATACCACCACCACCTTCACCTGCAAGTCCGGTTGATAACTTTCCATCTGAACCTATATACAATGCACATGTTTCAGATGTTTTTGACGGTAAGCCACACATATACATTGAACACGTATCAAAAGTCATACTATATGCAGTACCACCACTAATATTTGTATTTTGTGTTAAATCGCCACCCAATCTAACTGTGGTTACAGTTTTAGTTAAACCATTTTCAAAGGAATATGTTGTGCCACTACTACCACCTTCGCTCCAAATATATATCACATCACCAATTTGTTGGACTTGTGTTGATGTTCCAGTAGCTGAAATTGTCCTGAATTGTAATATATTTCCAGCACCCTTACCTTTAAAAAGACAAGCATCGCCACCACCAACATTTTGACCCTGTGTGGTGTTTCCAACTAAGTTTATGTTTGACCTGTTTCCCATTTTATGACTATTTTATATAAATACTTTATCATCTAATATTCATTTCATTATTTTTTATTCACCGTCAAATATATCAAAAGAAACACTATTTGCTGCGGTAAAGCAATCAGTACAAGCACCAGAGCCACTACCATAACTATCTGACCAAAAATAATCGGTTAAAAGTGACGCTCCAATCAAATGACTTGTCACATTTGACATATCAACATAATAATTTCCAGATGGAATATTATTCCAATCAAATGAAGCAATATTGGTTGAACTAATAAAGTAACTACAAACTCCAGCATCAGTGTCCCAACATCTTAAACATGCAGTACCTTCCATACATTCACCACTCCCACCATTATTATAAACCACATCCATTGAAACAGTAAATGATGCCGAATAACTATAAAATTCAGTCATAGAATGTGGTGCTGATTTACCTGCAGTTGCACTCAATGTCGCCAAACTTTTTGGTGGTGTTACATTGCCATCAACTGCTTGTGCAATAGAAGTACACGCCACACTATTAGGGCATGTTATTATTCCTATACATCCTGATGCTGGCATTGCCATAACTTAACAAGTTTTTAATTTTTCAATCTCAAGTTCCAATTTATTTATTTTTAATTCTTGCTCTTTTATCGCCTCAATTAAAATAGCAGTTAGTTTATCATATTTTATACCTAACTTTTCATCAACTATTCCATATTTAAAATCTTCTTCACTTGGTTGACTATGCGACACAACTTCAGGTAATATAGGTAAAACATCTTGTGCTATTAAACCAATACGGTTTTCATTTTCAATATCATCACAAAATTTATAACATACTCCGCACAATTGATTTACAACCGAAAGTGCATTTGAAATTGGTTGAATATTTGTTTTTAATCTACAATCTGAAGTTGCAACCCAATCAGCAGCAAAACCACAGTTAGTACCCAAACAAATACCATTTGTTACGGTACATAATTTTGCCAAACCATTATAAAATAGTGTAGCATATCCACTGCCTGAACCATGACATGCTCTAATAATCAAATCATTACCAGCATAAATATCAACATTACCATAAAGAGAAGCGGTAGTACTGTTACCACCACAAATATTAGTTGTACCACCACTTGCACCACAACAACCACATCCCCCATAAATATAAACATTACCACCCAAATTGCCACTACAACTTCCAATACCGCCATTTATGCAAACATCACCACCGCAACATTGCTTGCTACATCCGCCACGAATGCAAACAAAACCACCTTTGCCATAACATAATGCACAACCCGCCCATAATTGAACAGCACCAGCATAACTATATCCATTACCCCCAACGCCACATATTGAACCACCACAATTTGAAGTAGTTGATGTACCAAGTGCACAACCCGCATAAAATGAAATATCGCCACCACGTGACCCTCCACTTGTAGCGTATCCATTACCTGCTGATATTGATACACCACCAGCACTTATATGTTTATCAGGTGTAGCACCACATAATCCACATGCACAACCACTACGAATCAAAACTGAACCACCAATTGCAATAATTTCACCAGCAGGATTTGATGTTGTACGACCATTTCCACCACATAAATATAATGTACCACCACATCCATATGTTGAACCAGTTGCACTACCAGCACGAACACAATTATTTCCACCTTTACTGCAAATACTTGGTGCACAAGAATCACCAGCACTTAAATATGAATAACCACCACATGCAATGCCCGTAGAACCACCTAAATAGCCACAACCCGCAACAACGCATACCGCACCACCAATACTATTACCATTGGATGATGCTGAACTATCACCGCCACACAATGCTGCTATACCACCCGTTGCTGCACTTGAATAAGTACTGCAACCAGCAATAATTTTAACATTACCTGCTGCAGAACCCGATGCTGACATATTAGCACCCATTATCTGAAGATGTGATGTGCCTGATGATGGAGCATCTGCCTGTGAAACACATCTTGTTTGACCATTTGCAAATTGTAAATTCAAACCATCATATGTTAATGTTGGTTCGCTGCAAATAGTTCCAGAAGATGAATATGTTCCAATGCCGTTATTTGTTGAACCTGTCCAAACAAGTCCACCGCCACCTGATGGTGTTTGCCATGATGCAACACCATTTGCATCTGAGGTTAATACACAACCAGCACCAGCACCTGTTGTTATCATAATTGCAGGTGTTTTCACACATGTCGTTGCAGAAAATATTGGCGCACACACAGTTCCAGTAAAATCTGGATTATCTGATGGTGCAAATGCATCCTGAATAATACATTGAATTGATTTACCCGCCAAAACATATCCCGGACTTACACCGCCTACGGTACATGTTGCAGGTGAATTAAGATTATATACTGTACTTGCAGTTAATGCACTATAATCAGCTTTTAAATCAAACGCTTGTTGTAAATCATCTTGGTCTGTGATTATTCCACCAATTTCGCCCCAAACACTACCACCAGTACTACCCGTTGTGATAATATATCCCGGATACGGTAACACCCAACCACTTGAAGCAGATGTTGCAACCAAAACCGCCTTGCTTACATGATTATCAACTGTCGGTTCGGTTGTAGTTAATAATCCTGCGGTTGAATCACTTAAAAAATAAGTACAATTGGTGACAAGTCCGGTCAATCCTGTAACATAACCAGCTTGTGTTATTTCAAAACAATTTGCATCACAACATTTGCTGACAATGCCAATTACTTCACCATCATAAGTACCATCAGAAATTGCTTTATTATATGTAGTGCCACTCCACCCTAAAACATCACCAACGGCAAATCCATGTGATGTTTGACTAATTGCTTTTGTAATCCTTTCTCCTGAAGCTGTTGACGTTACAATATCTTGCCAAGTACCTCTACCATATGCATCTGAAATTATTGTCCTACCTACTCCAGCATTCTGCTCCATGCAAAATGAGCCAGCAGTCATTATTTTCATTACACCATAGATATCAGTACAACCCGATAAATTTAAGGTTTCGCCCGAATATTGCTCAAACTTTTCACAACTTAGATTAGGTTTTGTATCTATTGCCATTTGTTTCCGCTTTATTTAATATAAATACTCAAATAAGTATCAATGATTTTTGATTTTATAAAATATAATATAGTTCTTATTCATAAATACTTTCAAATCAACTCCCGGTTAATATTAAAATAAAAAAACCCACCGAATTTCGATGGGTTCAAAAAATAACAAAATTAAACTATGGACACTTACTTTTGCTTATTTACAGCCTCAATTATCTTATTAATGTCGAATAAATTAACAGTATCATACGGGAACTGTTGAATTTGACCCGAAATATCAAATTGCTCAAGATAACTAAATTTATTAAGTTCACGAACATAATTTGCACTTGGTGTTACGTTGATATGTTCGGGATATCCGAACACCTCTGGTTTATTTCCTATCCAAACCACAACACTTTGTAAATCAAGAGCAGCAGCAGTGTGTTGTGCAAAGCTATCAATAAACAGTCTTTTAGTTGAAAGAGGAAATACTGCATATAATTCCCTATACGGCAACGTTAATTGTTCCACTCCTTGCAAAACAGGTTGTTCTGGCGATTTTATGTGCAAAATACGATACGATTTACTGAAATAATTCACAAGTTTCTGTGCAATTTCAATTGGCATATCCCTGAACCAAGATTTCTTCGAATATTGCCCCTGCGGAGAGCCACCATGCGTTTGTAACAACATAATGGGTCTACCATCCGGCTTTACCTTATCTCTCGCTATTTCGATTTCTCTGGGGTTTAGATAGATTTTTGGTTTATAACCATCATACGGTATTCCATACATATCACACCATGATTGAGTCAAATGTTTTCTCTGTAAAATATGGTCTTCGGTATGGTAAACTTCCTGACGGAATATCTTGGTATCCGCTTTAATATAGTCATCAAAGAAATATTGCATTTGTCCAAATGTGTAAAAACGCCAAACATCGGGATTATAAAAGAACGGACCATCCCACGATGTAACAACTATTAATTTTCTATCTGGATATGCTTTCTTTATCGCTCTGCAAACTGCCGTTGCTGCCACTTGCTTCCCATGCCCCCCCTCTGTATGGAATATCACGAATTTATCATCAGGTTTTATTGAGCCATCATTTTTCATAATTTAAAAATTTATTAATCATATTATTTTATACTCCCATTTATAACCATTAGTTTGCGAATAAGTTGGGATTCTTAAACATTTATTTATTAATTTTGAACTAATTCCCGTTATTTTTTCCGCTTCTCCTTGTCCATTAAATTCAGCAATAAATTCATTATTCAATGTTTTTTGAATGATTGGTATATTTCTCTTTGCTGCTTTTCTAAATACTATATTTTCTTTTTTTTGTGGAGTCGTGAACCAATAGCAATTGGCTGCACTTTTATTTGTTTTTTGATTTAAAGCTAAAGAAATTTTCGATATACTCACCTGAACATCATTTGAGGCTTCAGTCATTGAAGAATATTTCTTGAGAAAATCACCATTTTCATCATAACAATACAATTCAATTGATGGATGATAATAATTACCTTCTGTCTCACCGCCATCAGTAACATTTAATAATCTATTTGATTTTCGAAGCAGTGTAATGTATTTTCTCTCTGCTTCTTTCCACGTATTTTCATCACATTGTTCAAGTATAATATAAACAGGTCGTTGATTATCTAATTTTAATTTGCGTATCCATTTATGAATTGGTGCGATTCCGGTTTTACTGTCTTGAACGTGCTTGCACAATCTTTTCCACACTAACCGTTTTGTCTTCCCAACATATCGAACATTTTCAATCGTTAATTCATTTCTTGGGTCAACCAAACCATAAATATACACAACACTCATTATAATTTTTTATACTTTTTTATAAATACGAAAATAATTGAAAAAAACTCAAGTTACAAGAAAAAAAAAGTGGGAATCGCTATGACCCCCACTTTTTCATCAATTATTATGATTAGTTAACGAATGCTAACGTAAACCATCCAAGAGTTGAATCGTAAACAAGTTCAAGAGCACCACTATCAGTATTGATTACAGCATTACTTGCTTGTCTGTCGATATTATCACTATTACTTACAATCGTAATGTTGTTGGTAAGAGCATCATTTGCAGCATCTTTAATCTTGAATGCCTGACCGTCAAACGGTGTATCAGGAAGAGTAATTGTAACCGGAGCAGTGTGATTAACAAGTATCACATATGGACTGCTTGTGGTTAATCCTGTTGATGTTGTAACGATTGCTTTACCATAATCGTTATTGTCTTCACCAAGATTAGCCGGGTCAATCTGCTTAACAGTACCGTCACTTGCTCTTACAAGTACCCAATCAGATGTTGTACCAGTTGCAGGTGCGTTAACCAAATCAACAGTACCTGTTAATTCAATCTTATCTTGAATTATTTGTATTGTGGTTGCACCACTGTACATTACAAGACCACTTCCACTACCAACTGCAAAATATATATCATTTGCACCGATTTCGACACCACCCGTACCAGAACTGCTAACTTTTACATATGCTGGGTCAGTACCACCACTAATGGTTAAAGTACGATTACCCATACCAATATATGTGTGCTCAGTTAATGTACCACCAAGTTGGACATCATTACCAACTGCAGTTAAACCATTACTTGCAGTTACACCCGATGTAGCAACCAAACCATCAACATATGCTTTATCAACAAGTGAACGGTCAACAAATGTTGCTGAATAATCAGTAAAATATTTAATACCCTGACTGTCATTACCACTACGGAATGTAGTTCCACCAGTGGTTACATCAAGTTGGTCGTTAAGTGATATTATCTGCACCATACTTGGAATAACTTCTACTTGTGAACCAGCAGTATTTAAATATATTCCATCTGTTGATGTCATATCAATTTCTAATGAATTGGCACAAATTACCGGACTTGTTAAACAAGTTGTGCTACTTGAGCCACCAATGTGGATTTCACCACTATGCGATGCCTTAATACATGTTATTAATGTGTCAGGATTTATTTCAATCATACTTTCACCACCACTGACACAATCATAACCGTATAATGTTATTGCTCTACTGGTTTGGCAATATTTTGTCCAACCACTCAAGCTACCACTCATTTCACAATATGTTGTAACTGTACTACCCGCACTTGAACCCGAAACGCAATATGCATAACTTGGATTTAATATTGTGGTATTTTCACATAATGAACCACCAAGTTTAACAAGATGTGCACCAGATTTAACTAAACCATTAGTTGCGCCAGTAACATACTGTGCCTCAATAACATCAACTCTACCATCCAAGCCATTTGTTAAACCAGTTACATATGCAGCATCCACAAGTGAACGTGCAACATATGTTGAAGAATAATCACCACCATAAAGAATACCACGTTTATTTGTTGCAGCAGTATCGGTATATGTTAATGTGTTTGAATCATTACCAGAGATTGTTGTTGGTGTGGTTAAAGTACCACCAAGACAAACAACACCATTAAGGTCAGTTAAACCATTGGTTGAACCTGTAAGAACTCCACCTAATTGAGTGCTTATGTCAGTAACATTAACATCAATAACACCAGCATTCCAATCAAGAGCATTACCAGCTATTGATGAATTAACACTTAATCCACCCGCACCCAAAACTAATCCAGAATTAGTATCTAAGGCGATAGCCAATTCATTATTAACATCACATATTGCGAGACCACCAGTTGCATACAAATCAACTGAAATTGTCTGATTTGCACCTGCTGGAGCAATATCAATACCATCACCAGCAACAACATTAATAAATTTCGAGAATTGTGCAAATGTTATTGGGTTAGTTTCACCCGTAATTGGGTCTGGCGCAGTTTCAATCCAGATTGTTGCAGCTTGTGTAGCACCAGTTAGAACTGGAATTAAGTCACCTGCCTGAATTTCACCTGTTGGTGCATAATTATAGTCATCAGCACGTGTCCAAGCACCTGCAGTATTAACAATATATATACCATTTTCTGTTGTATCCGTCTGGTCTTTAACAAGAACTCTCCAACCATTTACAAGTGTGATTCCGTCAACACTTGTTGTGGTATTATCCAATGTAATATCTGCTGTTGTTGCAACACATGCTGCAGCGTGTGGCTGTAAACCTGTTGCAACTGTATCGACATAACATTTTGTTACAAGAGAACTGTCAACAAATGTTGAACTATAATCTGTTGTATAGCGTAAACCTTTAAGGTCACTGGTTGCGATTGTGCCACCAGAAAGTGACATTACTAAATTAGCATCACTTTCAACAGTGATATTTTCTGTTGTAAATACCTGTAACGTTGCTAAACAACTTGCATCAGTACCTAAACACAAGTCAAATCCAGCACCAGAAATTGCAGTATCTTGTGTCAATGCACCACCAAGTCCCAATCTATAATTTGGAAACTCAACTATACCATTTGTTCCACCAGTTATACCACCGAATGCTGAAAGTGATGTAGTTCCAAGTAAACCAGTTGTTGGATTAACGCAAACTAAAGTATTAGCACCAATAAGGTCACGAACAAATACATCGCCACCAAATGTGACTCCACTTGTAAGACCAGTAAGATTTATTTTATTTACGTTTACGTTAAATATTTCTGAACCAAATAATGTTGTTGTTTCAGTTAATGCTCCACCAAGTTTAGCACTATGGTCGCCAACTTTTGTTAAACCATTGGTTACGCCTGTTATTGAAACCAATGTTATACCTGAAATTGCACCAAGTGCTGCAATATCAGCCGTATTTGCTGCTATGTCTGCAGTAGTATCACCACTCCATGCTGCCAATACTGCAATATCAGCCGTGTTAGCTGCCGTAGCTGCTGAAACAAATGCAATATCAGCCGTTGTTTCACCACTCCATGCTGCCAATACTGCAATATCAGCCGTGTTAGCTGCAATATCTGCGGTGGTTTGTCCACTCCATGTAGCTAAATTAGCAATATCAGCCGTGTTAGCTGCAATAGCTGCATCTGTTGTACCACTCCATGCTGCCAATACTGCAATATCAGCCGTGTTAGCTGCAATAGCTGCATCTGTTGTACCACTCCATGTAGCTAAATTAGCAATATCAGCCGTGTTAGCTGCCGTAGCTGCTGAAACAAATGCAATATCAGCCGTTGTTTCACCACTCCATGTAGCTAAATTAGCAATGTCAGCAATATTTTCAGATGTTTTACCAGAAATATATTGAATATCTGCAGATAAATCAGCAGTTCTGCCAGTCACATAAGCTACATCAGGAATTGCACGTGGAGTCACATCAAAGTATGAACTCTTGTCGGTTAAATATTCCAACTTACCTGTGCTGGCAATGTTAGTTGTACCAGATAATGTCAACGTTCCACTTATGGTCTGTTCGAATTTCTGGTTAATTAGATTTAGTTTTGTCGTGAATGCCATAAAATTTTGTTTTTATTGTATCTTGTTATTATTTTTCCATTTATAATAAATAGTTTGGTTTTGTCATAAGTTTTTGCTTAAACAAAAATTTAATTTTAATTAATAAATGCTGCCGTACTCCAAAATCCCTTACTATTATATATAAATGTTATTGAACCAAATTCAGTATTAATTGTAGCTTGGTCAGTACTTTTTAATATCTCCTTACCGTTTCCGTCAATTTTTATTGGACTCATCAAAGCATTCCCACCAATATCAGCAACAACTATTCTTTGTCCGTCTTTTGGCGGATTTGGTAAAAATATTGTTGTACCACCGCTTGCACCAATGAAATCACTTTCAGTTGTTGCGGTGTAACCAGTGCCTGTAAAATCAACAATATTTAATACGTTTGAACTTTGCGTAACTGCACTTTGAGTGTAGCCAGTAACAAAATCAACATCAGGAATACTCCTTGCATTATAATCTGCACTATAATCTGCAGCATACTCAATAGGATTATCTGAAAACGTTAAGCTAAACGTACTTAAATTAATTGTTGTATTTTCAGTTAACGCACTACCTAATTTAACCACACGCCCCGTTGCCGTTAAGCCATTTGTAGCACCACTTAATGCTGCGTTCAATATTGGCTGCGTTGTTCCAGTATATGCTGCAAATATTGAAGTATCCAGTTTATTATCTGTAATTCCTGAAATATATTGTATATCATTTTCAATATCAGTTAATCTGGTTTCGGTAATGGCAGTATATCCAGTAAATATTGATATGGTTAATGTTTGACCACTAATATAATCGATATCATTTTCAATATCAGTTAATCTAACTTCAGTGGTTGCAGTATAACCTGTGTAAACTGATGTGTCTAATTTGTTTTCCGTTACGCCTGAAAGATAATCAATATCATCTTCAATACCTGTTAATCTGGTTTCAGTACTTGCAGTATACCCTGTAAAAATATCAATATCAAGTTTTGTGTCGGTGATACCACTTATATATATGATATCATCTTCAATAGTTGTCAATCTGATTTCAGTATCACCACTATATGTATTGAATTGTGATAATGTTGTGTAACCAGATGTTATACCACTTGGAATTACATTGAACTGAGTGCCATCCCATTCAATATGGTCACCAGCAAGAGTTGTACCGTCAATATTAAACGTATCACCACTCCAAATAATACCATTACCAACAAGTGCTGAACCATCAACATTAAAAGTATCTCCCGTCCATAAAACACCAGTACCTTCAAGACTTGCACCGTCAACACTAATTGTATTGCCACTTATATCAATACCAACACCTTCATTAAATTTTGTTGGCATTTGGAATAATGTGAATGTTAACGTATCACCACTTTCAACTGGATTTGGTGAGGTTAATGCCCATAATGAATTAAATTGTGTTGTGCCAGTTATAACAGGAATTAAATCACCGTTTGCAATTTCATTTGGCGGGTCAAAATTATAATCACTGGAACGTACCCAAGTACTTGCAGAGGCTATGTAGATACCATTTTCACTTGCATCAGTTTGGCTTTTAACAAGAACTCTATCACCATCGGATAATACAATACCGTCAACAGTTAATAATCCACCTGTTGATAAATCTATTGTTTCACCAGTTGTTGCAACCAAAACTGAATTTTCCACATTTAATCCAATTGCAACGCCATCGACATACGCTTTTGTTGGTATCCAAAGGGGGTTAGATGATGTATATGCATCACCATATATTAAACCTTCTGTCGTGTCTAAACTTACTGTCGTACCTGAATATGCTAATGTAATACCTGCTGGCTCTAAAATTATTTCTGTAGTATTCCCACTTGTTGAAACATTAAAACCATCGACATTTGAAAAATTAATATCATATAACCCCTGACCATTAATTGTTGCACCACTTGTTAAATCACCACCTAAAACAATATTTGCACCATCTGTACCTAAACCATTCGTACCACCAGTAATTGTACCAGTACCTTCACCAACTTTAACCCAATTACTTGAAACAGTATAGTCTGTTGCACATAACCAATATATACCATTTTTAGATGAATCTCCGTCTGAACTAACAGCAACAATAGCACCAGCATATAACCAACTAAGATTATCATCATCTTCCCATGTTGCTGGAAGTGTTAAATCAGCATATGTTCCCACTAATTGTCTTGCATCTAATGGAATTACTTTTTTGGTTTCAAAACCTGCTGAAAAATATACTGAACCCTTTTCTCTTGACATATTATTTTATTTAAAATATTAATCTTATGCATGCAATTCCTCTTGTACCACAGCAATGTGAATACTGTGCATAATTGATTGAATTTCCTTGTATTGTTTTATTTACAGAACATGAACAATAATAATTCAACCCACATAAACCACCGCTACCATATTCCCAACAACCATTCAAACAGTTATAATCTTGCACTCCAACCAATGGTCTGCTTGTTAACCAAGCGCACGGAATTTCAAATTTTTGTTTATTGACACCATCTTCTGGTACTAATGTTATTTGAACACAGTTTGCTGTTGCCATGTTACATAAATGAACACATGTTAATGTTGTTAAATTAACACAAGTTCCAAACAATGGATATGCGCCAATAATTGTTCTATTTGATGTTGATGTTTGTCCTGCCGATAATGGTGTACAAAAATCCGTACCTTTACTGCCTTTTGGTTGAACACCTGCATCATAACAAGTATTTGTTCCCCATGTGTTTACACTACCCTGTAATATTGTATATGATAATGTGTTACATGACATTGACGTACCAGTAACCGCATATGAACCTGAAACATCAGTTCCAGTAAACACATAACAATTAGCATTACCGCTTCTAAACGGTGAGGCACTACAATATTGTGGAGTAATTGCACCCCTACTAAACGAACTACATACTGTAATAACACCAATTGGACAACCTATTTCATATAATGCATTATTTGGAATCACATTTACCCCTGAATATAATGTTGTGGTTGTACTTGGAGCAGTAAATGGAAAATTTGGAAACAATTCTGGAACAAGCAATTCTTCAAACAATTCAAATGCTGTTTTTCCAATTAAAGGCGTTCCAACACAAATTCCACCAACACATATTGCTGCAGGTGAGCTTAAATTATATGTATCTTCACCTGCATCCGTATATATTACAATACTATCGCCACTTAAACTTACCGATGTATCACCACTTCCAACAAGATTTCTAAATTGAAGTGTTACATTATTCTTACTGTCGAATACACCTGTACCACCACTCGAACCAATATTTGTTGCACCTGTAACATATGTAGTACCACCACTTAAACTTGTGTATATTACCACACTATTACCAACTGTGGTTACTTGTGTATTTCCACTACCACTGATTCTTCTGAAGAAAAGTTCAGTTGCTGTTTGACCGGAAAGCACTTCTGCACCAGTACCAACATTAGTTGCACTTAAAACTGATGTTCTTCCTGACAATCTAATAAATGATTCATCATCTCTAACCGCAAGAAGATTTGGTGTGTCTGAAATAACTGTTCTGAAATGTAAGTTATTATGTGCTGCACATCCTAATGGTCTACCGCCAATACATAATGTACTACCAGTAGATAAACTACCAACAACTGTATTTACAACAGTATTTGAACCATTATTGTAAAAACTACCTGTTGTCCAAGTTATTGCACTATATGGTGCAGATGGTGGATAATATGTTGCAACTGACGGGCATGTTCCAAGTAAATTTTCAACATTTCCATCCACAAAAATCCAACCAATGCATTCACTACCGCAAACACGATTATTCCAAATCCACGATTTATCTTTTAAGCAATTGTAATATCCCCTTCTTTCGGTACAACCATTTGGTGCACCAGTACGAATTACCGCATCAGTATCCCTATAAAAATAATTATAAAGCGAACGATAATTACCATCATAATTATTATCTGCAATATTATCTATCGGTAATATTTGCACACCACTAAATCCGCAAAAATATCCAATATTTGTTCCACCAGTTATGAATGAACCTGTTGGTATTGCAATATCCCTTGTTTTTAATTCCAACGAGCTATTAGTAACACCAGTACGATACCAATATTCACTATATGTTGAACCAGTTTTAACGACAACAGTTAAACCAATGTGTCTTTCTGCTTCAGGTATTACTGAATTAACATGTGTTATTCCTGTATATGGAACAAGGTTATTAAAATATCTGCTATCAATTGGTAGCGGACCGCTTATTCTAATATTATCACCTAATATAATTGCCATAATTTATATTTTTTTAACTACATCTAAATTGTATTGGGTCTGGGTCAGTCCATGCCGACTTGCTCATATATACCTTATAATTTATTGATGACCAACAATTTTGTCCTGACGATATTGAAATTATACATTCATCGGGATATTTATCCGAACAACAACAGTTAATACAACCACTATTTAATGCATTTACGTACCAACAAACTCTCGATGGAGATGTTGCAGGTATTGCTATCCAAGTATATTCACCAACTGAATTAAAGCTAACAGTAACCGTACTTATACTACTACCAACTACTTTAGTTCCACCCGTCACAAGTGAATTCGTTACAGGTGGACGTGAACCGCTCAATAATTTACCATAATAATATGGGTATATACCCTGAATAGATATTGATTTTGATGCTGTTGTTCCTGCTGTAGTTGCTGCTGATATTTGAACACCAGCACTATTATAAACAGAATATGAGCCAGCAGAATATGAAACAGTACCTGAAATCGTGTTACTGCCACCAGTAATCAAAAATGGTGATAATGAATATGGATTAGATATTGTTGATGGACATGCCAATCCTTTAATAACATAATTATATGCCGTAGCAGGACCGCTCCTTGGCACACTTGGTAAACAAGTTGTTGGTGGATTATTACCATAATATGGAACAATGCTTCCCAAATTAAACACAGAATTAATGGTAATACCTGTTATCACATTACCAATCTCATATAATGCCGTAGATGGACTAATACTCATTGATTGATAATATTGTGCCGTTACTACCGGGGGAAGTGTCGGAACTAATATCTCTTGAAGTATAGATGTTATTGTTCTTCCAGTTAAATAAGTACCTGCTGGCATTCCACCAACACATACTGATGATGGACTTAATCCATCATATATTCCAGTACTCGTACCGCCCGTAGACACAGTGCCTAATACAAGACATCCGCTAACATATTTTAAAACATCTTGTTCACAAGCATTACAAATAACAACAGGAATATAACAACAAGTACTTTTATCTTGAAACTCAAGACTACCAATACTTGAAATTTGAGTACTCCCCGATAATGTTAGAGTACTACCACTTAATTGCTTAAATTGTTCATTCGATAAATCGGGTCTTGCAAAAAAAGGCATATTTTTTATCTTTATTTCTCTTATATTATTTTTAAATTTTTGCTAACTATCAAGCCGTACCCCTAATTAGCTCAACCGAACTTTTCGGTTCGGTTTAATTTATAATAAATACAAAAGAATCAGATTAAAAACTGCCAAAAAATAAAAAACCCCGAAAGAATTTTCAATCGGGGTTTTGGAATTCACCAGTACTGATGAATTCTTTCATATGAAAAAAGTAGACTTAAAGACTAAATTTTTCCTGCTTACGAGCCTTATTCCTAAGTTCGTTTACTGCCCTCAAAGCGTTTGGGTCGAACCTTTCACGCTTAACCACACTTACCATATGGTTGAATTCGTTTTCAGTTATTACCTGACCAACGTATCCTTCGGTCTTGAGCATATAACTCTTTGGTGCTTTACTTGCAGCAGAAGGGTTTCCTTCAGCATCCAAAGTTGCATCAAAGGTAAGGTCAAGAAGTTCCTGAATCTTTTCCTGAACGCTGTCAGTCATTGATTTCTTGGTTTTCTTCAATGCCCTTTCAAGCAAGTCAACAATCTCTTCCTGATGACTTTTCTTCAACTCATTATAAGTTGTAGTAAAGTTCTGGTTTGAAGACTTGTTCTTCAATTCACTGATGATTGCAAGTGAACCATAGCAGTCACGAATCATCAAGTCCCATACCTGTTCAGCGTAAGTGAATGAAGGGAATTTGTCGATTGCGACAATTTCACCGTCAACAAGTACGATGATACCGATAAGGTTACGTGGACGTTCAAAGTGGGCAATAAACTGTTCGAGTTTCTTGTCATATTTTTCGAAGTACACGTTAAGGTAGTTACCTGCATTTGACTGAGTGTCAATACCAAGTTTCTGAATAGCGGGATAAATCCTACCATATGAACTTGGCTGACCAACAGTATCAAACACCATTTCACGCATGGTTACTGGAAGCATACGGAACTCCTGAGTACCACGAAAATGTCCAGTCTGTCCACCCTGAACACAACCAGCATCGTGATAAGTAACGTTACCATACTTTTCAACGTAACCTGCTTTGGTCATACCATGATTCTGAGCACTCTGCTTGGTCATAACAGCCATCTGAGTAGGAAGAATAACTTCCTTATTTTCCTTATTTGTGAAGGAAATCTGACCATATGAACTGTTACCAGCCTGAACAGCAGTCAATGGATTCGCAAAACGTTCATCCAAAGAATATTCCTTGTCAGTCGTGAGACATACAACTTGCATGTTCAAAATTGACTGAACGATGATGTTTCCATCCCTGTCTTTAACCGGACGGCAACCTTTGAGCAATTCTGTGAAATCTCTTGTATTCATGATATGATATTTTAAGCGTTAATACTAATTTTTTTATTCCTCTTAACAGGTGCTGCTTCAAGAGCAAGAACCTGATTTTCAAGCCACCTCTTGGTGTCAATTTCAAGCAACCTTGCGTTAATCTGAGGCTGCAATGCAGCAGGGTTGTTTATAGCCATCGTAACGACACCTGAACCAAGTTTCCTTACGTTAGCACCCATTTCAGCACTTACGATTGGTGAAATCTGGAACATCGGTATATTCCTTCCGGTTTCTGCCTTCCAGATTGAAATAACTTCGTTAGTCAATCCGTCATATGCATTTTCGTAACCATCAGTTAAGATAAAGATTGCATCATATGGTTTTGAAGGATTTTCACTCTTCAAAAGTCCAATGAATGAACTTGCCAAGTCAGTAACTTCACCATCAGTATACTGAATACTGCAACTGTTGGTTGCAGATTTGCTCAATACCCTTGCAGTAAAATCTGCCACTGCCTTTGGAGTATTCTTTGATTCAGCCTGATGACCGTCCATTGAATTACTCTTGTCAACAATGATACCGATGTTCTGGTAGAAAAAACCTGCAATCTTTTTCTTGTCTGCAAGTTTATCAATTGCTGACATGATTTCGTCAGTAAACCTCGTTTCATAACCAGTCTTGTAAAGTGCCAAGAAGTCAGTTGCCTTTTCCATGTCAACAGTCTTTTCAACACCCAACTTTGCAGTTGATTTGGTCTGACGAACCTGCTGGTTTACAGAAGTAACTGTAACATTCTTCCTGATTAAAGCCTTTGTTGCTTCTCTCTGGATTTTTGTTGACCACATTGAGTGATACTGAGGATGCCTTACACTTGAAATCAAACCAAGCAATACTTCTTCAGGAACGCTCTTGATACCAGTGATGTCAGTCTTTGCCTTCTGATATTCACTCAAAAGAGGAAATTCAGTTGCACCATAAGTAACACCAGCATCTTTCTTGAAAATGAAAAGCAAGAGTTTGAATGCTTTCATAGGTTCACCATTGTAATACCTTAATATGTATTCATTCAAAATCTTCATTTCCTTTTCATTTCCAACAACAAATTCACCAACATTTGCTGCTTTGCCAGCAATTGAAAGCAATACAGAAGTCATCTTCTTACCATACACGTGCCTCAAAATTTCGGCAAGTTTGTTACGGTACTTCATCGCATAGAATTCAAGGTTGTCCTGACCCCAAATAAAGCCAAGCACAATCTTCCTTGACCTTTCGTTGTTAACCTTTGCGTTCTTCAAGTCTACGAATAAACGAAGAACATAAGGCAAACCGTTTTCGCCAAGGTTATTCAATGCGGTAAGGACTGCCTTATCGCTCAATCCATTATCATACCAGTCAATTGGATTGACAATATTGCATGCTCCACCCTTTAACGTATTCTGAAATTCGTTCAAAAGAACTTCAGCTACGAATTTACCTGTTGCTCCCTTTTGACTTGCTACAATCAACGGGAGTTCCTTTGAAAGTTTATACAAACTCTTGATTTGAGTCTGGATAGCCTTCAATTGTTCGTCTTTTCCGTGGTAGTAAGTAGCACTGCTCTTAGCACCAGAAGCAATAGTAAGACCGTCAATTAATGACTGCCTAACGGTTGCAAGCGATTTTTGTGTCAATACCAATTCTTTCATAATTTTACCTTTATTTATATTTATTAATTAAGTGCCTTTTGTCCATTTGCTTTGTCCAAGAAACGCTGTAAATGACCAACAGCAATTCTATTTTGTTCTTCTGTGCGATGTCCACCCTTATTAAACAATAATGTTTCCACCACACACGCAACACCTTCAACCAACATTTTTTGAGTTTCACGCAATTCAGCGATTTCCTTTTTCAATTCTGTATTGTCGCTGGTTTTTTCAACACAGAGCATCTGATTCAACCATTTCATCCCTTCTTCTGTCACCCTCACCGGACTCGTTGTAAAATATCCCATCTTCACGTACTTTGGAAGTGGTTGATGGTTTTTCTTGATTATCCTGTTACGTTCCAAAATATTAAGCAAACCATTTCTTCCAATTTTACCGCAATAATCGGTTAATTTCAACCTTTTTGCAGTATCTGACATCGTATAAAGTGCAGGTCTTGTTGCTTCTTCTTTCATTTCCCTGTACTTCTTTTCAACCTCAATGAAATATAAACGTGCCCGTCTACCTTTTTCATTGTTTTGAACCATTGCAAGTTCTTTGGCACAATCCAAAGTCAGTGCATATTCGATTCGATATATCCTTTCAAATGCCTGTGAATCAGACTCGCTAATTTTAGCGAATGGTATTACATTACCATTTATATCGTAAAAAATTCGAGCGTAATCCACATTTTCAATGAACTGATATTTCTTTATTCGTCCTTTAAACCAGTTCGAAAAATCTTGTTTTGCTTCAAGAAATTCATGTAAATCTCTTGCATTTACCACCGGACTTCCGGTTTTAATGCTTTTTCTGATTTTAATAAGTTCTTCCATGTTGATAATTTAAATGATGCCAAATATAAAAATATTTTTCCAACAAACAAGTACTTATACGATACTATTTTCAAAATGTTACAAAGAACGTCAAAAAAAATCAAAAAAAAAAACGGGTGAGTTGACAGATTTCTCTATCAATCCCCACCCGTTTATGTCTGGAATAACTCTGCTTCTCAAAATAAGAGAAGAAGTGCGGTTGTATTGCCTGTAAGTTGTCTCCCCTCTCACACGGGGGAGATTGCATGTTTCAATTACTGTAAACACAGCCAGTTCTTCCATAAAAGTTTAAATTTTTTGAAAAAAATGCCACACGACTGTGACCAAAAAACCATTCTTAACCGAGCACCCGTCAGTGCTACTTCAAATGTTAGGCTTCGAGCGGTGGGGTATGCTCTGAATTTTAATATGCATTATCATAATTTTGCATTCCCAGCTTACCACTCTCAATAATTTAAGGGAACAATTTAAAAGTATTTTGTTTTGTTTGCAAGTTTAAGAGACTTGTGCCTTAACCACTTGGCTAATTGTCATAATTTGGTAGACAATGATGGAGTTGAACCACCGTTACTGTAAACACTTTTCGTTTTCCCTAATATTTTCAAAGTACGTTACCCGGAAGTTTGTGTTGCCACAGGGACAACCGGGAATTTCAATAAGTTTAGAAGAAATTTGTTGGTCTTTGTGTTGTAAGAGTCTGATTTACTGTCAAATTTACTGTAAAAACCATCAGTTCTTCTTTATAATTTTGGAAGAAGTTTGTTAGTGTTCGGGTAAACCTGCCGTCACTCATGGACGGCATTGTTTCTGCAACATTCTTTACTGTATACACTATCAGTTCTTCACTTTGTAGCGGGAGAGGGATTTGAACCCTCGACCTTCTGGTTATGAGCCAGACGAGCTAACCGGACTGCTACCACCCCGCAATATGAAGTGAGATAATTTGTTTGTTATTTTGTTAATCGAAATATCGGAATTGAACCGATGACATTCTGCTTGACGTGCGGACACTCTATCCAACTGAGTTAATTTCTGTACTGTAATAACAAGCCGTTTCTCACTTATCTTTTTCTGCCTTTATTTGATTCGGAGATACATTTTTTACAATGACCACCAACACCATTCCATCTTTGTTTATTCACATAAAATTCATTTTTATCTTTTTCCTGTCGGCATTTAGAACAAAATGAATTTCCTTCAGCAACATTAATCCTTTTATAAAAACCACCCTTGTTGTTTTCAGATTTGTTGCATTTCAGATGGCTAAAAGCAATATTATCAATATCAAAGAACAATTCCACCGGATTTTCGGAATGAAGCCAATTTTTTTTATGTTCAATACTTAATTCATGAACAAATTTGATTTCATTCCCACACTTATAACAAATATTTTCACCGTGTTTTTTCAACAAATGAAAAAGTATTTGTTTTCTAAGTTTACCAGATGCAGTACCCAATGGCATACCCAACTGATTTTCTTTAACTTCATTGCCCATTATCTTACGATTTTAGCTTAAAGTTATTTTTGTGGGGAGAGTAGGACTTGAACCTACAATCTTTTGTTTTCAACACAAATTGCTTTACCTTTACTGAAAACACTACAAGTTCTCTCTTTCGAGAGCAGTGAGATAGTATTTATCGTTTTTTTGTTTGCTATCTCCCCATGTAAAAAATTTCAATCGTTAAAAGAACGTTTTTGTCTCTTAGACGGTGCAAATATAAAACACATTTTTTTCCTGTGCAAGTATTTTTCAAAAAATTTTTAAAAAAAATGAAAAAAAAGTTTTATCGCACGTCTGGATTTATAAATACGATGATATTTTGGAAAAGTCATAAATATAAGAAAAAATTTTATTCTTTTCTTATATTTCCCTGTTTTCTACGGTACTCTTCAAGCATTTTAAACACACTTGGATGTGACTTTTCTTCGTCAGGGTCAATTAGTTGAGTATTTTTTGCCTCAAAAATTGGCTCTGGTTTAATATCTTCTATTTTTACTTCAGGTTGTACGACAATTTCATTAGTTGTTGCCCCAGATTCCCCATTCCATTCAAAAGGTGCTTCGTCCACATTAGCTTTCATTAATCTTTCAATTTCAGCTATAGTTTCCGCATCTGTTTGTTCAATATTTGTATTTTCAGTATCATTTACAGTATCAGTTACAGCATCATCATTATTATTTACACCCTCATTTACTCCCTCACTTATACCATCATTTTCAGTATCAATTTCCAAAATATCATCATTTGGCTTTTCAGTTAAAGGATATACATTTTCATTATTCATTATAAAATCTTTCAATATTGGCACTTTTTCAATATCACCACTTACAGTATTATCATTTCCATTAGAATTATTATACATCGAATTAAAAGCTTCTTTATATTCAGCATTCTTATCTGGCACAACATCAGCTATCCTAATATCATTTACCTTTTCAATTGATTGACCTTCAAAATCAGAAAGATGTGTATGAATTTTGGTCATCTCGTTATTTTTTTCCTCAAGATTCTCAATATCTTTTTCACCATAATGTTTTGCATACTTATTGACTTGAGCATATTTGTATCTGCTGTCTTCAATACGAATTTCCATTGTATCATTATTGAATATTGCATCATCAAATGTCTGACCGTCTTGTGCAAATCTGGCTTTAATAATCCTGATATTTGCAAGTTGTGCTTCTTTTTGTTCTTTTGTTTTTGCAACTGACATGAACAAATGCGCCTTTTGTATTCTTTTAATACTCCCACCAATTTGGTGTGCTTCTACATATTGTGAATCAAAACCAGAACGATTTGACTGTATTGCCGTCCATGCTGGTATGTCAAAATCTGATGCTAACGCTTCAAATGATTTAATAATTTGAAGTTCAGCTTCGGTTCTATCCGGTGTTTTCTTGTGCGATTCAAGACAATCAAGATAATCAAGTATAAGTATATCGAACTTAATTCCAGTTTTCTTTTGATGCCTAATCATCCAATTACGAATGTCAAGCATTGTAGTGTTTTCCTGACTGAATCTCTTAATAAGAAGAACACCTTTGCCCTTCATTGATTCAGCTTTTTCGTTACAAATTTTAAATGCTTTCTTGTTTTCTTCTTCGTCATCCATTTTGCTTAACGGAACTTTCGACCAAATAGCATAATGCTTACGCTGAATTTGTTCTGTAGTATCCTCAAAAATGACTTGAAGCACATTTTTCTCAGCCTCATATGCGTAATTAGCAATCTTGGTGAGTAGTGTGGTCTTTCCAACACCTGACGGAGTTAATATCACACCAATTTCACCTTTACCAAGTCCACCACCAGTAACAGCATCAAGCACATCAACACCTGTCGGTATTGGCTGACGAAATTCTTTTCTTAACGCTTTTTCAATATTATCAATTACTTCAGTACCATAATCTTCTTCATCACCAATATGTGAAATTTTTTGAATTTTCTCATCAATTTCACCAAGTACGTGTTTTCTCCTTATTTCACCACTCTTTGTTTTATCAAGAATAAATTCAGCAAATTTTCTCCATTCCTGTTGTTTTATAAAAGTATTTGTTTCCTTTTGAACAACAGAACCATCATGAAGCATTTCTTTATTTAAAATTCTTTCGTTCCAAAGTGTAATTCTTTTAATAACAGAAAATAACGATTCTTCTTCAATTAAATTATTTGGAGTTTTGTATTTGTTGATTGCCTGATGAATACTCTGATTTTGAAGGTTTGGAACTTTTTCATATTCCTTAAAGTATTCAAGCATAATGATGAACAACCTCTTTAAATTGGGGTCATCAAAATATTCAATAGCTAAATTCGGTATGGTTTTTTCTGCAAATTCTGGTTCTACAAGCAATTGCCACATAAGGCGTTGCTGAAATTCCGGTCCGAGATATGCTGTAAAAGTATTTTCTGTACTATCTGCCATTTTATAATAATGTTATAAAAAGGGCAGTTGCTGTTAATATATAAAGAATAAAAATAATTATGAATCTAATTTTAAAAACCAAGAGCACAGCAACTGCCCAATATTATTTAAACTCAGTTCTTCCTGAGTTTTCGCAGCATTTCTTCTCTTTTTGCCGGGGGAAGTTCTCTGATTTGATTAATTGATAATCCTTTGATGTTAATTAAATCATAATCATCCCACATATTATCAATGTCGTCCCTTTTTATGTGATTGAAAATTGTGTTTCCAACCTCAACAACTGTGTCAATTAAATCAACCGACCAGCGTGCAACCGGATTGAAACCATCAACATAAAACAGCCTTTCAACTATGGTTTTATCGTTAATATAAAAACCGATTTTACATTCAACACCACGAATTACCTTTTCCTCAATTTGCTGAACAATTGGTTGTGGATTATAACGCATACCCCCCCTATATTCCTGTGGATATAAACTTATCATTTTCTGATGATATTGAAACAAATCAAGTCTCTCGTTTAACTCCGTCACATAACTTCTTTTTGAAAGCACTTTTTGGAGTTTAGTTATTGCACGGGGCAATATTTCCCTTATATCAATGGAATATCTTGTAAAAGGGTTAAACTGGTCTGCATCGAAAACTTTTTCACCTAACAAAACATTACCCTGATACAGTGAAAACCTAAACTCATTATTAAATTCTTTCTCGTTCATTTGATTTATTTTTTATGGTTAATACTATTGACACAAATATAATTGGAATCCGGCAAAAGTGAAAGACTTTTTCACAAAGTAGTTAAATTTTTTTTCTCATACTCTTTAAGTAATTGTCTTTCACGCATGATTACAGTATAGAATGGTTCTATGTAATTGGGATATGTGCTACCATATACTGATAAAAACTCATCTTCTTTAACCATCCACTCGTATAATCTCTCCCCTCTTTTCTCTTTTCCCTCTGCATCCGACTCCAACAATGGCATTTCCAATTGCTGCAATTCTTCAATTGCTGCTTCCGTTAACATCGGTTTTGATAGATTAACTAATTGATAGTTTATCTTCAATCTTTCAACGCCTTTCAATAAATTTTCAAGTGCTTTAAGTGGCTGCTTCTTTTCAATAATTCTTTGCTTATTCATTTCATCGGCTTTTTGACATATTTCTCTAACCGATAAATGCTTATATTCCATTTCTGGAAAATATTTTAATAACGTTGTTTCCTTTATCCCTTCAATTCCTTTTATATTATCAGATACGTCACCACAAATTATTTTAAGCACCAACGCATTCGAATAATGATGCTTAAAATACATCATATAATTAATTTTGGTAACTGGTTGACTGATATTTGGGAATATGATTGTGATATTCAAATCAAGCAATTGTGCAAAGTCCCTGTCATTTGAATACAAAAAGATTTCTTCTTTGTTGTTGTATTGCTGACAATATGCTGCGATTAAATCATCAGCTTCAACATCATCGACTTCAATTTGTCTTAAATATAATTGCTCCGCATATGCCTGAATGCGTTTTCTTTGTTTTAAAATGGATTCTTCTTTAGCTTTTTCCCTGCGGATTTCCGCAGCAGATAGTTCAATCTTTCTATACCATTCCTTATTTTTTCGATTGGCTTTATATTCCCTATCGATACGATGGCGCATTACTCCACCACCTTCCCCATCCCAAATGAGCACAACCTTATTAATCATATGCTCCTTTATTAGTTTACGAATGGTTGTCATGAAAGAATAAAGTCCACCTATATGTCCAAATTTAGACGTATAGGTGTCCTTTGCTCCGTGATATGAACGTTGTAAAAGATAAGAAGAATCCACTAACAAAGTTCTGGTTTTCATTCAATTTCCAAAATTTCGCCTTCTTTTATTTCAGTAAATTCATCTTTAATGTCTTCTGCATTAATATCAGCACCAAGTCTGTTACGGAAATAAAGAATATTATCCTTTTTATATTGGTCGATTTCTTCTGGAATTATGAATCCATGTGGGGTTGAAATTATTACACCTTCAAATGAAACACCGCCAAGGTCACAATCGATTTGGTTCTTCGCTACGTTTACAACCGTTTGAATACCATATGTAACTTTACGATTCTTACTTGTTGCATCAACCTTTTTAGTTGCATGTGCTGCCACACCACCAAAATGATATATGAGACGTGAACCATAAAAGAATGTTTCACCACCTTTATGTTTAACCACACCAGCACCCATGCTATCAATCCAAATTTTCTGAACACCAATAACGGTATTGGTGAAAGGACGATTTTCCTGTCTGCTACTTGGTATTGTATTATTTAAAAGGTATTTGAAATGCTTTTCAAATGCTCCGGCATTCCACATGTTGTTGTCGGAAGTGTTATTTTCTTGTGCCATAACTGTTCTATTGCAGTCAAGTGTCCCAAGACTATCAATAGCAAACAATATGTCAACAGGAAGGTTTCCTGCTTCTTGTTCATCGATAAAATAATCAATTGCGTCTTTTAAGTCTTCAATTGAAGCCTCTTTCCTATCCTTATCTTTCTTCTTACCGAATTCTTTTAACAAGTAATCGTTCTTGATGAGGATGTGCGGACCGTTCCAGTCAAATCCCATTTTAGTTAAACGTTCCTTGCCCAAGTTATTTTCAGTATCAATAATAATTGGAAGCACTCCCATTTTTTGTGCACTTACAATACCTTCACAAATTGCTGTTGACTTACCAGTATTACTAAAACCACGTGCAAGACTAACATAACCCATTGGAAATCCGGGTAATCCAGTTGCAGTCTGCAGTGCTTTTGATGCAGGAATCCATTTCAAAGGTTTATCCGGTGATGTTATCGCACCTGCTTTTTTCTTAAAATCATCCAATGAAAATTTTTTCATTGGGGTAGGTTTCCTTGACGGATTTGCTGGAACTTCGTTCACAACTTCTTTTTCTTTAGCCATATTAAAATTCGTTTGATAATATAAAGGGGGATTGAATTATCCCCCTTTTATTCTAAGTAATTTTTAGAAGGGTAAATCTTCGTAATCACCACTTCCCGGTGCGTCATCTGACACATTTTCCGGTTCAGGACTCTGAACGGTATTTGCACTTGAAGAAAGTGCTGCTGCACCTACATTAACAACATCATCCTGATATGTTCCAACCTTTGATTCGGTGATATTATTAATTGTAACCCTTGGATATTCTTCATCCAAGTCAGATGCCTGTTCAAAATCTTCTTCTGAATCTGCATCAAGGTTACGGTTACGTGTGTTAGCAGCTTCTTCCAAATCTGGACGACCCGGAAATACCCAATGTTTATTGTTCTGGTCAATGTCATCCCAATATGGGTTAGTACCATTAGCAACTGCCTCAAGGAACTCATACGGTGGCATGCCCGGTGCTTGCTTCGGTTTGAAAATATCTCTCCATGTGATATCATCTTCAAGCCAGCTTCTTGCCATAATTGAATCTCCGTGCAATGGTGATTTTCCATTGAATAATATGGCAGAAATTGCCTTATAAACATGACCATTGAATTCGCTGTCGGTCATAAGGATACTCAAATCAGTACCATCTGTTGCACTTGCATAATCAGCCTTTTGAGTTGCAGTGTACTGTTCCAACACTGGAAGGAGTTTATCAAGTGTACCCTGATTCTTGTAATTGTGTTTAAATCTCCAGAATTTAACACCGTCTTTTTCAACACCCCTGTCAATACCACGAAGAATGTAGAATTTCTTTGCTTCCCAGCCATTAGCTTCTGCAAAGATTTTCTTGTTCTTTTCATTGATTGCCAACTGTGTCTCATTCATCTTTTCCTTCTTAATACCCTTGATTGATTGGTCTTGGGTTGCAAGAATTTTCTTGTGTTTTGCACAAAGAGGACATGGTGCAGGAACAAGTACAGGATTACCGTTCTGGTCAGTCACTGGTTTGCCATCAAGTCCCATTTTGGGAACTTTAGGGTCGTTGTGAGCAGGACAGTAAATTACTGTGCCATGTCTTTTCTTTCCACCAGCAGTAAGTGTGGGAACAACGTGGAAGAATGCTTCTTCAATACGTTTTCTTCCGGGTTTCGGGGGAAGAATTCTGAAAGTTTCTTTGGTTTTGCGGGGAACAAAATACTTTGCTAAAATTTCCTCACGTGATTTTCTTTTCGAACCTTGTGTCTGTGATTTTTTCTGATAATCAGAGAACATTCTTTTGATGTCGTCCAGTTCGTTTGGACTTCCGTTTACGTTTAAATCGCTCATTTTAAAAAGTTTTACAGTAAAAATTATTTTTCAATTAGTAAAATTGCAGTACAAATATATCCTACATTTTGTATAAATACAAGGATTTTTAAAAAAGAAGTGAAATATTTTTTCAACTTATGGCTTTAATATGCCATCTGAAACGATTGTAAATGAAAGAGTTTGCTTGTTTTCAAAATAATTGCCATTTTTCATCCTAAGTTGCAAATGATAATCCTGTGGAATAAGCCAAGATGTGTCAAGATTGAATTCATAACCCGTGTTTGTACGATTAACTGGTGTAAATGGAACAACATCAATTTCATATTTCTTACCTAAAGTCGTAAATATTCTATATTCAATATCCAAAGGTATGAAATTATTTTGATTTGGGTATAATTCTTTAATAGTGAGCTTAATTTTTCTCACATTACCTGCTCTGATATTTTCTTTTTCACCAATTCCCCAGAAATAAAAGAAATAGTTATCGAAATTCATATTATTTGACTGATTGAAAGAATAATACTTGTCGGGAGAAATTAAATAAAACTGTCCTGTATAACTTGTTTCTCTTCCATTAATTGTCAAATACCATTTATCTTCAAATAATATTCCATCATTTAACAATCTGCCAGTATCATATTCAGCATCAACCCTATAATTAATCTTATAAACACCTTTGGCTACCTGAGTTGCGCCACTAATTGTGTCCACCAAATCACCATGATTATTAAATATCTCAACTCTATCAACTACTATATTTGAATCAACACCATTACCAACGTTCACATATAAATAAAGGTCATTATCCTTATCTAAGTAGAAATAATTTCTGTCATCCTTAATTGTATCATCAACAATTGTTTCAACGTATGGTTCATACCACGTATTGGTGTGTTTTGCATGAAATGCAACAGCTTGACGGAATTCGGTTTCGCCCGATTCAATATAATCGGCAAATTTAATTCCAAGACCAAACGAATTACCAGTATATGCTGATGTTCCAGTGTATCCTGTTCCAAAAAGTCTTTGATTTACATAATCAGTAATATCAATTTCAAAGTTTTCACTTCCCTTTTCAAAATATTGGCTGGCAATAATATCAGTTCCACCAGTATATGCACCTTCAAATGTCCAAGGAATGTTTGTTTTTCTATAAAACCAATTGGATGCCGGGTCTATAATATTCCTACCAACAACATCCACGTATGGATACATGGTGTCATTGTAAATAAAATCATATCCGCTACCCTCATCCCAATCTTCATCCACATTAAATAAATCCAACTGAAAGCTACTTGCTCTTTCAATATTCAAAGAATACGATTTCTTTCCAAGATATTCGGGAGCATAACTAATTGTATTGGTCATGTGCAATACGTGCTTAACAATTCTGTTTGGATTAATTAATCCATCAGCAATTCTTTTCTGTAAATCCTCTAAATCAATATCAAATATGAATCTACTTGGCTGCTTATTAAACGTGCCATATGATATCTCAGTAACCGGATTCTGGGAATTATTACTCAGATTATTATCAATCAGCGTATTGTTTTTCTTAAAGTATGACCTAAAAACTGACATCTATCTTTTTTCTTATAAATACCTAAGAAACAAAAAAGACTACCAGTTTTGGTAGTCTTTCTTATAAGAATATCGTTCAAATTATTTAATATTGTGCTTAATGAGAATCTGCACTGCTTCTTTTTTCGTCATACCCTCACTAAGAAGTCCTCTTTTATTCAAAGCTTGCTTTGCTAATTTAATTTTCTGTTCGGTAATTGCATATGCGCTATCATTATATTTATCGGCAAATTCTTGCGCATCATCAATATTATCATATCTTCCAACTATTTCCACACCATCAGGAACATTATTTTCGTCTTCAACATAAGCAGAACTACCATCAAATACTACAACATGCTTACTTGGTGTTTCATTTACTTTTTCAGCACCCTTGAATTGCTTCCAGAGTTCGAAATATTCTTCTTTTTCATCATCACTCAAATTATTCAAGTCCTTTTGTGTGTATTCAAGATATTTCTGATACGCATCTTGGTCGGCATAATTCCTTTCAGCAGCAGCAAAATCATAACCACCTTCAATAGTCTCACCAACATTCATTGGCTTATAGCCAAGAAGTTCATCGGTTGTTTCTTTATCGCCAACCTCAGTATTCATAACATCCGCTAACGGATGTTCATTTTCTTCTTCACCTTCGCCACTTTCTGCTTTAGCTTCTTTTTCCATAGCATCAAGACGTGTATAATAATCTGGGAATTCTTCCAAATGGTCAGTTGCGATTTCAACAGCAACTAATGGGTCATCAGTATGTTCTTTTTCAACATCCAATCCCATTTTTACTTGGTCTGCAGGATATTCCAACGGTGATTTACCATCTGCTTTTCCACCCGGAATCATATCACCACCAGCAGCTTCTTTTTCTTGCGCAATCTGTTCAATTTCATCACCCGCAGGTTCTAATGACATTCCGTCATTTGTGGGGTCGTTAGCACCATCCATTTCTCCTTGTGGAACATGCATGGTTAATTCTTCTTCTTCGCCTTCAGCAACACTTGAATATTTGGTCAGCATGTTTTCAAAATAGTTTTGAACATCTTCGTTTGATACTTTAAGTCCTCTCACCTGATTCAAGTATCCAGTAATTGCATCACGTAATGAAGCCAATGCAGTCTGTACAACGCCAGTGCCCCTAAATTCATTGCGCTTTAGTTTCAAAAGATTTTGATATGCAGTCGCTAACTTATTGTAGTCCATATCTGCATTTAATGCACTATAATGTTGTTTTATAAGCTTTTCGCCTTCAGTTTCATCAATCCTTGTTACAGATTGTGGTTTTTTCTTTTTCTTTGGATAACTCGACTTTGGCTTAAATTTCTTACCAATTGGGTCGGGATAATCACTCGATTCTTCCTCATTCATACTGACACCATAATTACCTGCAGCCATTTCAGCCATAAATATCCTATTTGCATATTCTGCAATTAATTTATTGCGTTCTTCCGGCATCATGCCATAAAACATTTGAGCACCCAAACTACCTTCAATAAAATCTTTTGCTTTTTGAATATATTCCGCTTTCTTTTCAGGTGTTAATGTTTTTTGTGCAATATCATCAACAGCTATTTCTTCTTCAAGCCAAGGTTCGGCTTCTTTTGGAAATACTCTGGTTTTCTCTTTAACAACCTTCTTACCAGTTATCCTAAGAATTTCATCTTCAACTTCCAATTGTGTTGGGGAATAATCAAATTTTCTCTGTTGTTTTGCTCTTTCAACCAAATTATCATACGCTTGAAGAATAATTCTCTTAGTTTCTTCAGGTACTTCTTCTTGTGAAGGCTGAATTGTATCAGGGTCAACCAA